GCTGCAGCAGAACGTAAAGCTAAGGTTGCAGCGGAAGAGGAACGTAAGGCTCGTAAAGCCGACCCGTTGTACGACGAGCGTAAGACGGCCCGAGACCAAGCGGAAAAGGGCGCAGTCACAAAGATGGTTGGCGGCGTTAAGGTAACGGAGTACCCTGCGGTTGACGAAGTTGAGCGACGCCCTACGGCGCAGGCTCGTGGGGGTAGGGGTGAAAGCGGTGCTGGTAGTCTGCTCCGCGAGATGAACCCACAGAAGGTGTACAAAAAAGGCGGCGCTGTGAAATCAGCATCAGCCCGTGCAGACGGCGTAGCCCAGCGCGGTAAAACCCGTGGAAGGATGGTGTGAGATGGCTAGTAAGTTTCCTGACCTAACCGGTGACGGCAAAGTGACACAAGCCGACGTGCTGAAAGGCCGTGGCGTTGAGGGTATGAAGAAAGGCGGGTCTACAAAAAAGTGGATACAGTCAGCGATCAAGAAACCCGGCGCGTTGCGTGCTCAACTTGGCGCAAAAGAAGGCAAGCCAATCCCAGCCAAGAAGCTCGCAGCGGCAGCAAAGAAACCCGGCAAGCTAGGCCAGAGAGCAAGACTGGCCCAGACGCTAAAGAAAATGAAGTGAGATGAAAGCCCCACAACAGAGCCTGAAGGCTTGGACGGAGCAAAAATGGCGCACAAAGAGTGGCAAGCCATCGTCGAAGACTGGCGAAAGGTACCTGCCAGAAGGCGCTATCAAAGCTCTAAGCCCAGCCGAGTACGCAGCGACAACGAAGGCGAAGAGGGCGGGGAAGAAGAGTGGCAAGCAGTTCGTCGCGCAACCAAAACGCATAGCCCAGAAGACCGCGAGGTTTAGATAATGGCTTTTACAACCAACACAACGGCGTTCAACCCCGACCTCAACGAGATATTCGAAGAGGCGTTTGAGCGTTGTGGGCTAGAGCTACGTACCGGCTACGACTTCCGTACTGCACGTCGGTCGCTGAACTTCCTAATCGGTGAGTGGGCGAACCGTGGCATTAACCTGTGGACTGTCGAGCAGGGCTCGATTAACTTGGCGCAAGGGGTAACTACGTATGATCTACCTGTGGATACCGTTGATCTTATTGAACATGTTATTCGCACTGATTCCGGACAGGGTCCTAACCAGACGGATTTGAACATCACCCGTATCTCGGTCTCGACTTACTCGACCATCCCGAACAAGCTGGCACAGGGGCGTCCGATTCAGGTCTGGATTAACCGTCAGTCGGGGCAAAAGGTTGGCTCCGAGGCGGCTACACCGAAGTACCCGCAGATCAATGTGTGGCCTGCGCCGGATCAAGGCACGACTCAGCAGCCGTACTACGTATTCTATTACTGGCGCTTGAAGCGTATTTTTGACGCCGGTACCGGTACGAACGTGATCGACATCCCGTTCCGCTTCCAGAACTGCTTGGTGGCAGGGCTGGCATATATGATTGCGATTAAGAAGGAAGGCGTGTCGCTAGACAGATTAAATATTCTCAAGATGCAGTATGACGAGGCTTGGGAGTTGGCAGCAAGCGAAGACCGCGAGAAGGCTGCGGATCGTCTGGTGCCGCGTGAAATGTTTATTGGTTAACCATGGGCAATAGGTTTTCCAGCGGTAAAAACTCGATTGCGGAATGTGACCGCTGCGGGTTTAGGTACAAGTTGCAATACCTGAAGAAGTTGGTCATCAAGACCAAACAGGTTACGATCAAAGTGTGCCCGACATGCTGGGAACCAGATCAGCCGCAGTTGCAGTTAGGTATGTATCCGGTGCAGGACCCACAAGCAGTACGGGAGCCACGTCGAGATAACAGCTATTTGCAGGCTGGTTATACAGGGCTGCAGTTGACGTTGGATACCGACTTTGGTGATCCGTCAGGCGGTAGCCGGATATTCCAGTGGGGCTGGGCACCAGTGGGCGGGGCAAGTGGTAACGATGTGGGGCTGACACCGAATGCTTTAACGTCCCCCGCACAGATCGGCAGCGTAACAATTTCGTAGGAGCAAAACATGAAACACTCAGATATTAAAAAAGACAAGCCAATAATGGAAAAGGTCGCCAAAAAGGCGGTCAAAGGCCATGAACAGCGTATGCACAAGGGTATGGCTAAAGGCGGCGTGACTGGCGAAGCCATGCGTAAAATGGGCCGTAACATGGCTCGTGCGATGAATCAGAAGTCGTCTGGTCGGGGCCGTTAATGGCTAAATACTCACAAATGCAGGGCGGCAAAGAAGTAGGCCAAGCTGCTGTTTACGCGGAGCCACATACTATGGACGGTAAAAAAACCAAAGCCGAAGTCAAAAACAAGACTGGCACTGAGTACACCAATGAGATGAACATCGCGGGTGGCATTGTCAGCAAGGGTAACTACAAAGCGCCTAAAACGACTGGCATCAAGATTCGCGGTACCGGTGCTGCGACTAAAGGCGTGATGGCTAGAGGCCCAATGGGTTGAGGTGAACTGTGACATACACAGAACTTGTTGAAGCAATTACGTCGTACACCCAGAACTATGAAGCTGACTTCGTAGCGAACATTCCTTTGTTTGTAAATCAGACGGAGACCCGTGTATACAACACGGTGCAGATTCCTGCACTGAGAAAAAACGTGACGGGGGTGACAACAAACGGCAACAAGTATCTATCGTGTCCGTCAGACTTCCTATCGGTCTTTTCAATAGCCGTGATCGACAGCGGTAACTACGAGTACCTGCTAAACAAGGATGTCAACTTTTTGCGGGCGGCGTATCCAAACGCAAGCACAACAGGACTACCCAAGTACTACTCACTATTTGGCCCTACGGTTGCTAATAACATCATCACGGACGAGTTGAGTTTTATCTTGGCTCCGACGCCGGACTCCGCCTATGGTGTAGAGCTGCACTATTACTACTACCCTGAGAGTATTGTCACCGCTAACCGTACATGGCTTGGCGATAACTACGACCCGGTGTTGTTGTATGGCTCGTTAGTAGAAGCGTACGTGTTCATGAAGGGTGAGCAGGACATGATGACTTACTACGAGAAAAAATTCCAAGACGCGATGAGTCAACTCAATCGTCTGGGCACAGGTCTTGAGCGTGGTGATGCATACCGTGATGGTCAGGCGAAGATTAAGGTCAACCCATGATCCAGCAAGGTCTGACAAACAGCTTCAAACAAGAGATGCTCCAAGCAGGGCAGAACTTGGCGACCGACACGCTGAAGATGGCGTTGTACACGGCGTTCTCTGACATCGGGCAGTTGACCACTGTGTACACCACAGATAACGAAGTGACCGGCACAGGCTACACGGCTGGCGGCGAGATAATGACTGGCGTGACAATTAGCACCCAGACTACAGGCCCCAACGCTGGTACGGTGTATGTAGATTTTGCAGACGTGTCGTGGTCCGGCGCTAACTTCGTAGCTCGTGGCGCTTTGATCTACAACACCACCCGCAGTAACAAGACTGTAGCAGTACTGGACTTTGGTTCAGATAAGACATTTACTTCGACAAACAACACCGTCACTATGCCAGCGAATACGGCAACGACGGCTTTAATTCGTTTTCCTTAAGAGGTCACCATGCCTATCGCAAAATCGCAAATGGGTGAAACTGTTCAAGCTGGCGTAGGCAAGTCCGCGCAAGGCGACGCTTGTGTTGGTCTGGGCGGTGTGTTTAACGTGCAGTGTTTTGATGCTGATGGCAACCTGAAGTGGGAAGATCAATTCCACAATCTCGTCGTCAATCAGGGCCTTCAGTATCTAAACACGCAATTCTTCACAGGTTCGGCCTATACCGCTACTTGGTATCTGGGTCTGGTGACCGGCCCCGGTTCTGGTACGACTTATACTAGTACTCAAACTTTAGCCTCACACGGTACAACCGGCTCTGGCGGTTGGACGGAATATACAGATTATTCTGGAACGCGTAGTTCAGTGACTTTTGGTTCGGCATCAAACGCTGATCCATCAGTGATTAGTAACACCGCGTCTCCCTCGGTATTTGTGATTACTGGCGGTGGCGGTACAGTCGCTGGGGCGTTTTTGACTAACTCCCCTAGTGGTACTAGTGGTGTTAGCCCCATTTTGTTTTCGGCTGGCGACTTCACAGGCGGCGACAAGCTCGTGGCGTCAGGCGACACCATCAACGTCACTTATACATTCAACGCAGACGCGGCGTAACGGAGGATTTATGGCGGCATTTAAGAAAGGCGATACCGTTAAGGTCAAGGGGGTGATCCCGCGAGGCCCGGTGGAAGCTATGAAGATGGACGAAGACGGCAACGTGCAGTATCTGATTTCTTGGACTGATGCGGACGAAGTGACTCAATCGCGCTGGTTTGATGAGGAACAACTGATAGCAGGATAAGAGGTTAAGGGCGCATGTTTGGTATCACGACCTTCTCGCAAGCGCCCTTTTCCACACTGGGCGGTAATACGTTTTCGGTCTCCATTTCGGAGTCGATAGCGGTAAGTGACACAGAATCTGCGACATATATATTTGATGGTCAGATTGCCGAAACAGTCACATGCTCGGATGCAGTAACAGCGCAGTTTGTTGTCAACGCGGCGGTAAGCGAAACAGCAAATGTAAGTGATGTAGAAGCGGCAACAGTTGACTTAGGCGTCTCTATAAGTGAGTCGTTGACAGGGTCTGCTGAGTTTGCTGGGCAAGTAGATTTTGTTGGTGCGATAAGTGAAACTGTTGTTGGTTCAGATACAGAAGCAGCGCAAACTGATTTTGCTGCGGAAGTAAGTGAGACGGTATCTGGCTCGGTTGATCAGATTGTTTCGTTGGTATTCTTTTCCAACCAAGATGAAACGGTTGGGGTAAGTAGTACAGAAGCAGCACAGATTGATTTTGCTGCGGCGATAAGTGAGACAGTAACAGGCACAGATGCGCAGGCACCGCAGACAGATTTTGTTGCGTCGCTGAGTGAATCAATAACGGCGCAGGATGTATCCCTAGCGACACTGACGTTCTTTGTTTCACTGCAAGAACAGATTAGCGCAGCGGATGCGTTTGTCGGGCGGTTACTGTGGGAGCTAATACCGGGTGATCAGGTACCGGATTGGCAGCATATAAATAGTGATGTACCGGTATCGTGGGCGCTTATAGAATCAGGTCAGCCGACAGTGCCGCCGGTAGTGGTTTCTACGGTAGCAACATTTAGTGGGTTTACATTCTCTGAAGCGCCGTTTGCTGGAAGTACGACCCGGCAGGTATCGGAAGGTTCATGGGTAGACATCCAAAACAACACGAACAGCGACTGGACTGAGTTAGAGACTGACCCAGCAACCGGCTGGAGTAATATCGAGACAGTATAGGAACTAACATGCCACTTGTAGTCAAAGACCGAGTAAAGGAAACCTCGATAACCGCCGGTACTGGCGCTTTGACGCTAGACGGGGCGGTAGTAGGTTTCCAATCATTTGCAGCGGTGGGTAACGGTAATACTACGTACTACACCATCGTTGATAACATCGCTAATACATGGGAAGTTGGGGTCGGTACGTATACCGCCTCTGGTACGACGCTTTCTCGTGACACGGTGCTGGCGAACTCGTCAGGTAACACCTCACCACTTAACCTTACATCCAACACCAAGGATGTATTTGTCACCTACCCGGCAGGCCGGTCGGTTTATTCTGACGGCACCAACATTGTCCCTGCGTCGTCAGCGACAGTTTTAACCAGCAGTGGCGGTACGGGTTTAAGCAGCTATACAGCAGGTGACTTGCCTTACTACGCAACGGGTACGGCGCTATCTAAACTGGGTATTGGCACTAACGGGCAAGTATTAACTTCGACAGGTACGGCCCCACAATGGTCTAGCCTATCAGGGGTGACGGTTACGTCGTTCTCAGCAGGCACTACCGGGTTTACTCCAAGCACTGCTACACAGGGCGCGGTCACGCTGTCAGGTACGCTTATTACATCTAACGGCGGCACAGGGCTATCAAGCTATACAGTGGGCGACTTGCCTTACTATGCGGCTGGCACAGCATTAAGTAAGCTTAACATCGGTGCAGCAAACACCGTTATGACATCGAGCGGCTCTGCCCCGCAGTGGTCTACAAGTATTAGTTTGACGACAGTAACTGCGCAGACGGTGGTGGCTTCGAACGGTATATTCGTCAACGGTGCAACAGTATCGACCAGCTATTCAATCCCAAGTGGCAGTAACGCTATGTCGGCAGGGGTAATTACAATTGCGAACGGTGTCACAGTTACTGTGCCGGATGGCTCACGCTGGACAGTTGTGTAAGGGTAAAACATGGCAACGACAATAACATCAGGCAATTCAACGAATGGCGCAGCGATAAGCAGCGATAACACCGGCATTCTTGAACTAAAGACTGGTACTGGTTCAGGTACTACTGCGATTACGATTGATGCGTCGCAGAATGTTGGGATTGGTATAAGTTCGCCGTCACAAGAATTAGTTGTTTACAAAGATCAAAACGCAACCACTAGAGTTTCAATCGATAACCCTAATGCGGGTACAACAGCAAGTGCTTCATTAGAGTTAGGCCCTGACACAGGCTCCGCAATTTTTGTTGCCAATTCTTCAGGAAGCACTGCTTCGGCAATTACCGGCGGTGCGCTTGGTGCTGGTGTTTATACAACCAGTGGGCTGACAAACGGGCTTTCAGTTGGTACTACTGCGGGGGCATTGAAATTTTTTGCAGGAAGCGTATCTGCTGAACGATTCCGCATAGGTACATCAGGGCAGCTAGGTGTTGCCGGGGCTAACTATGGTACGGCGGGGCAAGCCTTGGTATCTAATGGGGCTTCATCGGCTCCTAGTTGGCAAACTGTAGCAACTGCTCCAGACGTACAAACATTCAATTCATCTGGTACTTGGACTAAACCTTCTACGGGCAACTTTGTTCGTATTCAAATGTGGGGCGGTGGTAGTGGTGGGAGTAGACAAGCGACAGCAACCTCAGCCGTTGCAGGTAGTGGTGGTGGATATTATGAAACAACACTCCCTATTGCCTCTATGGGAGCAACTGCTACGGTTACAGTCGGGGCTGCTGGCGCTGGTAGGACAGGTTCTGCTGGTAATGGCACTAACGGGGGTAACTCGGGCGTTACTTTAGGAAGCGGTACAACTATATATGTGAGCGGTGGGGTTGCTAGCGGTGGCGGCGGTGCTGGCGGTGATGGTGGTTATGGGGCGTTAGTGTTCAGCACTACAGTAATTTCTGACCCTACAAATATTGGTAAAGGTGCTGGACAGTGCTATCCAATGGATGGTTATAGCTATACAGGTGGCGGCGGCGGTAGTGTGTCTACTGCGGCTGGCGGTAAAGGTGGTTGGGGTGGTGGTGGCGGCACTTATGGAACAGGGGCTGGTGGTACGTCAGTATTTGGTGGCGCTGGAGGTAACGCATCTACGAATGGTACTGCACCCGGAGGAGGTGGAGGTTGCTCCACAGCGGCAAACACTAACGGCACTAACGGTGCAGTAGGTAGAGTAATTATTACTACGTTCTAAGGTGTTTTATGAATAATTACGCAATGGTAAATAACCAAACAAATGTTGTTGATACAGTGATTGTGTGGGACGGTGTAACGCCTTACACGCCCCCAGATGGCTACACCCTTGTTGAACTACCCGCCCCAAGCGAAATAGAACCAATGCCCGGCGCAGGGTGGTCGTATGTTGACGGTGTGTTTGTGGAGCCAGTTGTGTTGCCACCGGAAGATGCACCTAATGTCATTGCAGACTAAACCGTTATCTGCTGGACGGCTTGCTGGCGCTGTTTACACTTTCCCGAAAGCAGGTGATGTATTACCGATGCACACACATACTGAAGGCGATGCACACATAACGATTGTAGCGCGTGGGAAGATCAAGGCGCGTGGCAATGGATGGGAAACAGAATACAGCGCAGGTGCAGTAATTGATTTTCCAGCTAATCAATCGCATGAGTTTGTTGCGTTAGAAGACAACAGCAGAATCGTGAACATTATTAAATGAGGTGAGTAATGACTGTAGTCATCGACGGCACAAACGGGGTTAGCGGTGTAGATGGTACTGCGTCTAACCCATCCTACGAGGGTACAGATGCCAATACGGGAATATTCTTCCCTGCTGCTGACACGATTGCTTTCTCAGAGGGCGGTACAGAGGTTGCTCGGTTTGATAGCAGCGGGAACTTTGGGATTGGTACGGGTTCGCCTAGTTATAAGCTCGACGTTGTTAATTCTGCGGCTAATGCAATTTTTGGTCTGCGAGTTAAAACAACTGGAACCAATGGTGAAGCATTAATAGACCTAGATTCGACTGCTTCAAACGCATCGGCGTATTTACGTTTTCTGGCGAACGGAACAGAACGTGCGCGACTAACTTCAGGTGGTACTAACGAACTAATTTTTTCCCGTGGTTCAGGCCCTACTGAATCAATGCGTATCGACGGAAGCGGTAATCTGCTGGTGGGGTCAACATCATCTCCAGCTACTGCTAGAACGTATTTAAAAGGCGTAAGTGCTACTTCATCGGACTTTGCATTGCTTGTGCAAAACTCTGCTAGCACAGATATGAATTATGTCAGAAATGACGGCTTGTTCTCTACTGGTGTTGCGAGTCAATCTCCGTACAACAAAACAACCGCATCTGCCGCTAACGTCTTTGTTGATAGTGGCGGTGTTCTTAACAGGTCAACTTCGTCAATCAAATATAAACAAAACGTCAAAGACGCAGTACATGGTTTGTCTGATTTATTAAATCTTCGCGCTGTTACATACGAAGGAAAATCAGAAGAAGACGCTGGTAAAACTTTTGGAGGATTGCTTGCCGAAGAAGTCCACAACGCAGGTTTAACTGAGTTTGTTCAATATGCTGATGATGGGTCACCAGACGCGCTTGCCTACGGCAATATGGTGTCGCTGTGCATCAAAGCCATCCAAGAACTTAAAGCAGAGCTAGACGCAACTAAAGCAGAAGTAGCCTTGTTAAAAGGAGCAGCATAATGACAGCCGGTATTAAAGCAAACGTAGACGGCAGCGGCGCGATACAGGTCGGCGGCACAGATGTCATCGGGCTTGGAACGACGGGCGATATAAGCATCCCTACTGCTGGTGCACGCATCACTGGCGACTTCAGCAATGCGACGATTGGTAACCGTGTATTTTTCCAAAGTAGCACAACCAATGGGAACACTATTGTCGGTTTGTTGCCAAATGGCACGGCTACAACAGGTAGGCTGAATGTATTTAATTCATCAAGCACTACGAACTACGTTGTTGGTTCACTGTTAGCCAGCTCATCACGAGTAACTGTTTCAAGTGAAGCTGCTGGAAGTGCCACAGAATTGCCATTAGCATTTGATACGGCTGGATCCGAGCGGATGCGTATTGACACCAATGGCAATGTGGGGATTGGTACAACTTCGCCTTCTGCGTTACTTAATTCATCTGGCACCGTTACTTCTAATGTTGCAACAGGGCAGGCGGCTGGATATGTGATGTCGGTTAATGGAACCGCTGTTGGATTCGTTGGGGCTTCCGTAAATGGTACAACGCTTGATTCTCGCGGAGCAACGACAATTACGTTTCAAACCAACTCTACCGAACGTATGCGTATCGACGCCAGCGGCAACGTGGGGATTGGTTTAACCCCAACTGGTACAGGTTTCTTAGAAATAAAAGCGGGTACAACTTCTGCTGTCCCATTAGAGTTGACGGCTGGTACAAATGCGTCTACAGCAGTTGCAGGTGGTGTTGAATACGACGGTCGAGTATTTTATGCAACGCCACAAGGAACGCAGCGTGGAGTAATTCCCGGCGCGCAGTTCTTCCGTTTGAATTCAGGTCTAGTGGGCGCTAACGTCAACACGGCGCAAAGCGTTTTTGGTGTTGGCGTTACGTTGTCGGCTAGTACGGTATATGCGTTTGAGGCTATATACCCGATTAGTAAAACGGCTGGGGCTACTGGACATAGCGTGGGGTTAGGTTTTGGTGGAACTGCAACATTAAATAACATTTCATACGACGTTTTATACCACACTGATAGCGTAGCCTTTTCTTCAACAGCACAAAGTGTTGTTGCATCTTTTGTGCAGACAGCATCAAACACGACTATTACAAATGCGTTGGGAACATCAACTACTAGGGCCGTTGTATTTATTGTAAAAGGCACTGTTTCCGTTAACGCTGGTGGCACTTTTATTCCGCAGTACACATTATCAGCAGCACCGGGGGGCGCTTACACTACAGCGGCAGGCGGCTACTTTATGATTTACCCAATCGGTGCGTCTGGAGCAAACACTAGCGTTGGCACATGGGCCTAATGGAGGAATAAATTGATCCACTAACCTTACTCGCCGCTGCTAACGCCGCTGTTGCTGCGGTCAAGGCTGGATGCAAACTCTACAAGGACATTAAGGGCGCAGCGGGGGATGTTAGCGACGTACTGAAGGACTTGAAGGCGCAATATGACAACCTAACCAATCCGACAACAACGCAAAAGCAACAATATCTGGCGGAGGTTGAACGCGTTCAACAGATAGCCAAGGCTGACCCGAACGACGTATTCACCGACATCGGCACTCAGTTAGGCGTCTTGATGGATACACATGACGAGATTAGTAAGCTGTTACTGAAAGAGCAGATCGAAGCAAAGCAAGTCTATAAGGGTGAAGAGAGTATAGGTAAGCGGGCGTTGCGGCGGATACTGATTAACTCAAGGCTGGATGCAATATGGGCAGAAGTCAGAGAGACGATGGTGTACAAAGCCCCGCCAGAATTGGGCGCACTGTGGGGTAAGTTTGATGAGATGCGGCAGAAGATTGTTGCCGAACAGGAGATAGCCCACGCAGAGGAACTTAGACTGGCTCAGATAGCATCATGGCGACGCAAAAGAAGAATAGCGGAAATCAGGGCAAAGGCAATGTGGGTTTCGGCAGTGGTGTTCGTAGTTATATGGGCGGTGGGAATAATGTGGCTGACGACAAGAAGCATGATTATGAGAACGTCCCTTGGTCATTGATTACTGTCGTGCTGGCAGTGGTGCTGATGTTCTTTATCGTGATGCCGATCTTGGCTTTTATGTACTACGACATGTACTTTGCGACCCAAGCGGCGGTGCATGAGGTAAGGAAGATGCGGGAACTGCGCAGGGAAATACAGATTGAACGGATGTACGATAAATAAGGAGCAATTATGCTAACTCTGATCTCTACACTTGGCGGATACATTGTCGCCCTTTTCCCTAGACTGTTTGACGCGCTGCAAGAC